ATTCTGACAGGACTGTTATCGTCTGGAAAAGATATCGTTATATCCTGTCCACCTGTTATGCTGTCGCTACCTAAATACGTATTGTAATAGTAACTCAATACTCTCGCGGGAATTGTCACGTTTTTATTTATAAATGACACGTTTATATCACCTTCAATAGGCAACAAAACAGGGCTGTTTGTTTGAGTAACTTCCGCTCTTTTGACTGCTCTATTATCTATAATTAACCTTGCCGGAAAATCGTAAAAATAGGTTTGCGATTGAAAACTCCCTACTACAGAACTATAACCGTTTAACCGATTTAGTTTAGTTGAGTTAACAACGCCGAATTTACTAACAGATGCGTCAAAAAATATATAGTACAAAGCTGTATTCCCAGGCTCAGATGCTGAAAAAGAAACCTCAGATTCTGCAACCGCATAATTATCATTCGACATTAAAACTGCACATTCAGGGACTGATAGTACACTTTCCGCACCGTTTAGTTTTATTGCGAAATCTCTGTTACTGGATTGTATTAGTACTTTTTGGAAATTGTATGGCAAAAGAGTGTTCGATACTTTGTTACCTGTAAAATTTCCGTTCAAAAATCCTGTTCGTTGCGGGAATTGTACAAATCCAAAAAACATACTGGTTTGCTCGATTGTACCTATTGTCTCCAATTCTATAACATAAAAACTAATTAAAGTCGTGCTGAAATAAATTGCATAAGCTTTTGCTACATCCAAATCATTTAGCGTTTGACTACTTACCACCCGTCTATATTTTCCCGACACAAAATTACCTTCGGGAAATTTTATTTCCCCTTTGTCAAAATCTATATATATTTGCTGAGAGGAAACAAATTTACCGGTTTGCACTAATCTCGTAGTTTTTGCTGTATCAACAGAAGCATTCACAATATTTTCAGTCGATACAGCATCTATGCCTACTACTGCAGGAGGAGTGTTTCCTAGGACCATTTCGCGGAATTCTTGGTTTGCCATCGCCCATGATATTTGACCTGCGCCATCTTTATCAACTTTGTTCATACCTAAGTTAGCGACACTTTGATTTGTAGCGTTCAAATCAGATTTTTCAGCCTTTATTGCGTCCAGAACATCAATATCCGTTCTAAACCTATTCGAGTCAGCCAAAACAGCCACCAACGCACTAAACTCTGCTTTTTCAACAATCCCAACAGGCTGTCCCGCCAAGTTTTGAACTGTTAACTCAAATTGTTTTAAATTCGTTACTTTTCCATCTTGAATTATTTGAATGCTAGCAATAACTCTCCCTGGTGTCATCATATGTTGAGGGTATTCAATTCGGTAAATGCTATTGGCTTTATCTAAAACAGAAAAAGCTGACAAATCTGCCAGCCCGCTTGCTTCATTGTGCCAATTAAGATTTAACATCAATCCTGGAACTTCTCCGACAACACCATTATCGGTGACTTGAACAGTTAATGTCCTTCCCTTGTAATCACCTTGCGAAACGAATTGCTTTTCTATAAACGTAAAGTTCGCTCTATCAATCACTAAATCGACATCTCTAAATTGATCTAGTTCCAAATTCATCACTCCTAAAAATTAATGTGTTCTCTTGGATTAATAAAATCACTATTTGATGGCCAAGGTCCATTTGTAAAAAATTGAAAGTGCAAATGTGGCCCTGTACTTGGACCAGTTGTTCCCATATTACCGATTTGCTGTCCCTGATTGACTGTGTCGCCGACAGAAACTCTAAGTTGACTCTGATGTGCATACCCTGTGTAAAGTCCGTCAGAGTGCTTAATAACAACGTAGTTTCCATACCAATCGGGGTAACTTCCGGCTATAACCACTTCCCCAGCAGCAGATGCATATATCGGCGTGGTAGCATTTCCGTTTACAAGGTCAATTCCATTGTGAAGCTCATATGATCCAGTAATTGGATGGTATCTATAGCCAAACTCACTAGTCACTGTAACTGGTTTACTAATAGGAACTACATACCCTACACTTTCGTTTACTTTTACATACTGTCGGATCATCGCAGCATAGTGGAAGTTACCACCATTTACATACAGATACGTTCTGCCATCTGCTTGAGATACTGCATTCACATATGGATATGTTGCACCAGTTGTATTTCCTAAGGATGGCGCAACAACAGTTCTTGAATAAACCTCAGCCAAATCGGTGGTATTTACTCCACCTCTGGTTGAGAGCCAAGGGATATATGCACTACCGAAGTTGTATCCTTGCATTACTCCCCAGATGTCTACCTTCTGATCTTGGCCATTCTTGATTTGTTGTGCTAAATGCTTACAACCTTGGTTTACTGAAGCTTCACCTGTAAGATATCCGGGACCAGGATGGCCTGCTGATTCAGAAGACTGCATGATGTCATCTGTTCCGTCAGTGCCAGGGTTTTCTACCATGATCAGCGCATAAGCTAAGCCAATATAATCCGAAATACCATAGAGTTTCGTATACTTTTCAAGCCAAGCAACGATATTTGCATTGCCGATTATGTTGCTACCTATATTAATTGGATCGTACGTTGATCCACTAGGGCCAACACCGCCACCAGATCCACCAGGATATACTTGCTGTCCATTTATTTTTAAATCTCCACGAACATCAAAGTTTCCAGACAAAGTTATATCTCCGATAATTCGAATATTATCATCAATTAGATACAATCCTTTGCCATTTCCTAAAATGATCCCTGTGCCAGTTTTTGCAGATAGTGCAATATAATCATTATCCGCATCACCACGAATCATCAAGGCTTTCCCGTCCATCAAAACAGGTCCATCTTGATCCACCAAGTCCGGAAAAGGTTCGCCAGCAGTACCGATGGTTCCTAATGACTTATCTCCACTCCAAAATTGCAATCCCTTCTTGGTCAGCTCCATAATTTTGAGTTCACCATTCCATAGTTGCAACGTTCCAGATACCATTCGTAATAAATCACCCATGCCGTTGAATGAGACTTCCATAATATTCGTACGAATCTTCCCTGCTCGAATAAAGTCGGCATTTAAAGTGCCATCTATACTCCAAGCATTTACAAAAGGACCAAGCCAACCTGTTCTAGAAAATCCTAAGCCTTGATGATTTAGCGCAATCACATCTTTTGCAGTGTCCCGTGAATCAGTATCCATATAATATGTGGTATGTGGCTTATTCTTTGGATATTGCAAGACGCTACCGCCCTCAACACCATTGATCAGGTTGGTTACATAATCAACAAATTCAGACATGTAACCTTTCTTAGTCAAGGTTTTGATAGTCTCTTGCAGTTCATAGTTTTGCTTGGTGTAAAAAGCCATTTGTGCATCGCCAGCATAGATTTTTTTATTTTTTTCAGTTAAGGAATCGTACACAACACTTGTGATTTTTGTATCAATATGGATATCATAAAGCTTGTGATAAACCGAAAAAGTATCAAACAATCCGTAGTTTTTAATTTTTGAAAACTCTTTTGCTTCTTCGGAATCAGTCAGTTTTTCAATTTCTAACTCAATGCTGATTTTTGGCTTGTCCGAACCTGGATTAATTGACTTGAAATAATTTGCAGCAACTCGATTTAAACTAGCTAAATCTTTAACCCCTTGTTCTTCTGTAAACTGAATATGCTTAGCGTAAATATCCGGATAATTGGATGCTAATTCTGACATAACTGCATTTCCATAAATCCGGTTAGTCGTTCCATCCTCGCTATTTTGCAAGTCAGCATAAGGCAGCACCTTCGTTACGATATTTGACCAATCAAACTTGATTTTCAATCCATTTAAATCTTTTCCGTATCGAACAGTACCGACATTATCTCGGCCTCGTCTTCTCAACAGAGAAAGTTTGAACGGTTCTCGTTTGATCTCTCCGCCCCAATATTGAACCATACTTCCTTGTTCTCCTGAAATACAACTCAACACATTACGGGCTTCAAAAACTGTGCTAGAAGTAGTTTGAATATCAGAAAATAGTTTCACATCACTGGGTTCATCCATTCCATTTTCAATAGCGGCCATTGCTTCTGCGCCATTTTTTGAATCGATTCCAACATGACGTACTTCGCGATTTCCGATTTTATACGTACGCGACTGGCCATAAATCAGTATGGTATTACTTATGGTGTCTTTATAGGTATTCTTGATCTCAAAAATATGATAATCCTCTTGATCATTGGGTTTCGCTTTGATTTGAAACCCATTCTCAAAATAATCCGAAAATCTGCTGATTAATGGGTGCTCAATTTCCACTTCATATTTCCCATTTGCTTCTTCAGTCACATCACAACGACTTGTATCAATCATAATTCCTAACCCATTATGACTGAAATCCTTCTCAAGTGGATCATATATTCTAGGTTTCAAACTTTTGTCCACCACCTTGGCATCAAATTAAATTTTTGAACGTTTCCTTGCCACTTTATAGTTGTCATACCTTTAGGCAAACTTGGAAAATCAATAAACTTGGTTTTGTTATCTTGGCTCTCAAAAATCCCATCAACAATGCGATAAGATTCTTCTAGTTGAGAATCGATGATTATTTCATTACCAATATTTGTTAATTCAAACTTGATATTGTTAATCCAAAATGAAATATCCCCCGAGCCTAAAATTTGAATTTTAGGCTTCGAAGGATAATGTTCGTTATTGTGTATTTTCGTTTCATTGCTCAACCATTTAAGCCCTGTTCTTGACTGCTTGAAAGGACGTAAGCTGACTGTGAACTCAAATGGTATCCAATTAGCGTCTTTATGTGTACCCGTAAACACAGGAGGACTTACTACAATCGCTTGATAGATATACTGCGTATCAAAACTGTAGGTAAAATCAGAGTAATTTGACATATCTAACCAAGACCGAATACGGTCCTCTAAATGCGATACATCATCTACATTATCCGCTTGTGCATTGCAAAGGATTTTCCATTCTACGTTTTTGTAGTAAGCAAAATCTACAACAATCGAATCATTGCCTGGCCTTGGCTTGAGTTCTATAACACGTCCTGCAGAAAGGCGTTGTGGTCTAGAACGTAAGTAAGTATTGAACCCTTCGCTATCCAAGCCATTGATTTTAAACTGTCCTGGTCTAAATACCATTCAATACGCCTCCTTTAGGTGCATCTTCTCTATCCTTCAATTCCTTGATGAATTTTACAAGTTTTTTAGCCATATCCATCAATTGGAAATCTGTCAATTCACCTAGCGCTTGCAAAGTGATATTAAAGGTGTCGCCTGATTTACCCTTTTCTTTTCCGCTTGTAAAGTCATCCGAAATATCTTCTGTGTTCAAGACGTTCGGATTAATTTGGCTTAAATCGACATTTGCTCCTAAACTGCTTGTGTCAAAAGTTAGTTTATTCGCTGCGTCAGTCAGTGCGTCTTGCATAGTGTAAGCATCTTGCTCAATTCCGCCTGCAATACCACGAGGAATCCATCTACCAACAGCGTCTCGCCCCCATCGTGAAGGAGAGTGAATACCAAAGAAACCAAGAACATTATCTTTGAAACCGCCAAGAACCCCTTTGGCTGCATCCCAAAGACCTCCAGCAGCATTGCTGATCCCTTGGCCGATCCCCCTGATAATATTCATACCGACTTCACCCCAATCCACAGAAGTGAATTCATCGATAAAGCCTGTAATTAATTTCCACCCAACATTTCCTAATTCAGAAAGGTAGCTTAGAAAGCCGTCAATAACTGCTATCATAATTTGTGGTATTGCCGCCACAATAGCAATAATGATCTGTGGTAAATTCTCAACTAATGCGATAAACAGTGTCACCCCTGCGCTAATTAGCTCAGGTGTTGCATCACTAAACGCACGAACCACTGAGGTTATAATTTGAGGAATGGCTTTAACAATCGCTTGAATGATCGTTGGTAACGCCTCTACCAAAGCAACTAATAACTGTATACCTGCTTCAATGATCATCGGAATAGAACCAATAAAGAAACTTACCAAACTATTGATAATAGTCGGTAACGCTTGAATCAACATAGGTAACGCTGTAATTAATCCTTGTGCTAAACCTACAATCAATTGCAACGCCGCATCCAACAGCATAGGTAAATTATTGATCAGTCCTTGCACGATTGTTATCAATGCTTGAACTGCTGCCGGTATCAAGGTTGGTAAAGCTTGTGCGATACCTGTAACCAATGCTGTAATAATTTGCATGGCTACATCAATAAACAATGGTAGATTGTCAACAATCGTCTGTACAAGGCTCAATAAAGTATCAACCACTACAGGAATCAATCCTGGTAGTAATGTTAACAATGTTTGCAATACTTGATTAAACAGATCGGTTACTGCAGATAGTAAAGTTGGCAACAAATCAGCAACCGCCGTGAGCAATCCATTCAAAAGTCCAGGCAAAGCAGATACAATATTTCCCAAAACGGGCGTAATATTTTTTACAACATAACCAAACTGTTCAACTAGGTTATCAACCAGTTTACCTACGTCAGCATCCGCATTTCCCATTCCAGCTAGGAGATTTTGCCACGCCGATCCCATGCCAGCAAGCGATCCGCTGATAGTTTCGGTTGCTTCTTGTGCTGTAGTCCCTGTGATTCCCATTTCTGTTTGCATCACGTGGATGGCTTCTGTGACATCAGCAAAACTAGAAATGTCATATTTAATGCCAGAAATCTTTTCAGCGTCAGCTAAGAGGCGTTTCATTTCTTCTTGAGTACCACCATATCCGAGCTTTAGGTTATCAAGCATCGTATAGTTTTGCTTAGCGAACCCTTGGTAAGCATTTTGGATACTGCCTATGTCTGAACCCATTTTATTCGCGTTATCGGACATATCAGTTACAGCTTGATTCGCCACGTCTGCTGCTTTTGAGGTGTCTCCACCTAGGGATTGTAGCAAACTAGCACTAAAGCCTGTGACGGTTTCCATATACTCATTTGCTGATAGCCCTGCTGTTAGAAATGCATCATCGGCGAATTGTTGTACCTTTTTAGATGCATCACCAAACAGCGTATCTACCCCGCCCACAAGTTGTTCGTAATCGGCATATGCAGATATAACTTTTTGACTTAGGCCGACTGCAGCCGCTCCTGCTACACCAGCTGCAACCGCCATACCAGTACCGATTACTTTCAGACCGCCGCCAATTTTACTAAACATGGAGGTTGATTTTTCGGCTTTGCCTGTTGTTTCGTCAATGGCATCATTTGCTTTTTGGTTATCAGCATCAATGGTCCCAAACATTTCAAAGACATTAAACGCCAAAGCCATCACCCCCCATGTCTTCCAGCATTGCTAATGCATTTTTAGCGGCTTTTTGGGCTTCTGTTTCTACCTGCTCTTTTGGTTTAGCACTTTCAATAATTTTTTGTTTAAAATCACCAAATGAATCAGTACGAAACGGATTAGATAGATAGATTTGCCACAGTTGATCCTCAAATTCACCATCGAATAGCACGGATAGAAATTCGGGCAAGTCTTTCCACTTGATCGTGGACAACAAAAAAGAGACATCGTTATATCTTTTGAATAACGTGTCTCTAAACTTATGCATGCCACCATGATTTTGAATTAAAAGAGCAATTCTAATGCTTCTCGTAATTCCGGCTTTAAGAAAAAATCCTTCACCAGCAATCCGTAAGTAACAATATTGGTTTTTCCAATTTCTTCAGGTGTTTTACCAGTCAAATCTGCTAAAAGGCCATTTAGCTCTACTTTGATCTCACTAGAATGTCCCAGGATGAATTTTGCAGCCTTAGCTACCAAGTCAAAACTTTGAGCTGAGATATCTGCTTGGATAGCTTTCACTTGTTCTGTAAGCGATTCTTGTTCACCTTCAGATTTTTTGCTGGCTACCAGTGCCAAACCTTGCGCTTTTTGAGTTTTAATTTTTGCAGCATCTTTTTGTTTTAAAAAGTCAGTGACTAATTCAGTGACATTCAGAATTTGTACAATTTCGATCACTTTAAATAAATCATCAGCTTGGAGTTCCCGCATGGAATACCCCAACAGCCGTTCTTTGATTTTATTGTTCTTTTCAGCCGCTTTGACCTCAGCAGCTTTTTTCGCGGCTTCAATCTGTTCAACGCTTAATTGATCATTTGCTTCACTCATTTAGCTTTTTCCTCCTCTGGCGCACCATCTACTTTTTTTGTTGTTTCAACTGTCGCTTTTTTTGATCCGTCGGCATCGATTGGTTCAATCAAAACTCTTTTCAGTTTGTTATTCTCAGTAGATAGTTCTTTGATTCGTTTTTTGTCTTTATTGGTATAAATATCACCTGACCAATATTTAACCCCTTTTTCAATAAATGGATAAACTACTTTATATTTCAAATGTACTCATCCTTTCTATGCCTCTAATTCAGGCTCTTTGGGCATTAGGATCTTGACTGGTAAAGAAGTAGTAGTCACATCGTCCATTGGTGTACGAGCAGCAAATGTCAGCGGATAAATCGCTTCTGCTTTGTCTTTCACTTCAAATTCCAATCCAGAAGTGCAGATAGCAAAATCCATGATGATAATAACTGGCTTATCCGATCCGCTAATTGTGCCGATATAACCAAGATTTTCAATGTAATCTGACTCTTCAATTTTCTGCTTAGGAGTGATCACATCGTATCCGGCTGGATATTTTGTGTCATCCGATTCTTCTACATCAGCAAAAAGGGCCATCTTGACATTGTCACGAGTGTGCTCAATGACATTCACTTCAAAGGTCCCTTCGCTCGATTCGATCATGTCGCCGCCTACAGGTGTGGTGAATACACCATCAACTTCCACTTGGCGTAGATTATTTTTTAGTGACAACTTAGATCCGCCGCTTGTTGCACCAAGTAGATCATAGGTCCACTTTTTAGCCGTAGCATCCCAGGTTAAGTTCCGAACTAACGCACCTGCATTTAAGAGGTAGCGCTTGGGTGTATCAGCAGTATAGCCGCTTTTAGGTAAAGTCTCGCTAGTAATTGCCATTCTAAATCCTCCAATCAAATTTGGCATAAAGCCTTATATTCCGACGTTGCAAAGTGTCTGATCCAGTTGGCACATCATTGTCTGCGTCATACTGTATCTGCACCAAAAACTTATCTGTCACTTGATAGAAAGGCTCATTGTTAAATAATTCCATCATCGCTGACAATGCTTTTTCGATTGCTAAGTCACTCTTGTTGTTATCAAATAGATCAATATCAATGTAAAATCCTTGCCCTGCAAAATGAGTGGGTTCACCAGTCAGAGAAAAGGTTTGATAAGGATATACAATAGTTTTATTTTTGTTCTTTAGGTAATGTGTTTCGGGGACAATCACACTGAAAAGCCCCGTTAAATAGTTAATTACATCAATACGTTGGCTCATCAGCTAAATTCCTCCGAATATTTCTTTTGCTAACGCTTCTATTTGTGATTTGTTTTTACGAAAAGCTGGACGTAAATAGGGTTGGGGTTCTTGCCCCCAAGTGAAGAACCATTCCCCACTTGGATCCTGATACACCCAACCACCTTTACGTCCCATTCCATTTTCAGCAAATTCACCAGTGCCCATTTCTACATAAATGGCATACTCAACATTTGTTCCTACATAACCGATCAATTCCGCCTCATCAACAACATAATCAATGGAATTCCTTAGTCTAGATGTATGAACAGCCGCTAATGCTACGGCTTGACCTTCAACTAGCATGCATGCTTGAAACAGCCATTGGATTGTTGCTTGTTTCAATACTTCTTTGGCTTCATCGGAGTGATCAAGAAATTTCATCAAGCCCACCTCTTGCAATAAATCTCAAGGTGATCAGATAATTCCATTACATCATCGACATAGGTTATTTCGTATTCAATGCCTGATCTTGGATTAAGAATGCGGTCAGTAGATAAGATTTCGAAGCTTGTATCTTCTGTTATAAATATATGGCTAGACGTCGCCAAAAGGCTATTCTGATATGTCTGTTCATCAGAACCCGTGATCATATCTAACCAACCTAAAGGCTTGTGTACAGTCTGCCATTCAACGATAGGCTGATTCAATTCATCTTTTTCACCAGTTTCCTGTTCACGTCTGATTTCAAAGGGAAACATCGAATCACCTACCATTTCAACAGCTTGTATTTGTTAATGAACGACATTAAAGCAGCTGGATAGCCATTGACCGACTCACCGCTGTTCTGATCATAGTAAGTCTCAGACATTCGAGAAACAGTCTTGGATTTCAATCCAACTTTATCGCGCATTTTAGCATCATAGGTCAAAAGTTTTCTAACCCCTGACAATATATCTGCCGGATACTCAATTTTAGTCAAAAACGCATCTGGATCTGTCCCAGTGAACAACCTAGGGTTTCCTTCTAGATTAATAAGTTGCCCATCGATATTGCTCACAACATACAGACCATCGTTCCACTTACTACCTGAAACTTGAATAGTATCTTCTGCCCTAAGGCCTTGGATATCACCCAAGACGGCAATAGTCGTTTCATTTTCAAATCGTATTTGTTTAAAACGAACCTTCCGATTTTGAAAAGGATTATTAGTCAGCATCCGAATTGATTTTTCGATACCATCTAGATCCTCTTGCGTCGCATCAGGATAAATCTTCTTTGCATCTTCCAAGGAAATGATCATAAGTCTGTCTCCTCTCTAAAGGAAAGAGGACAGCTTATTTGCCATCCTCTTTTTTTGCAGCAGCATCAGTTGTATCTTTTTTTGATTCTTTGACCTGCTTTTTCAATGCTTTGTTTTCAGCTTCCAGTTTGGCAATCTGCTTTTCCAGATCAGCTGTATTGACTTCCTCAGGCTCTTCTTCAACGATGAAGCCTTTTTCTTTGAATCTAGAAATCAACCAAGGATCGTCAGTTTTGCCGACTCCATGTTGAAACATGACTCCAAAAGACTCACCAGTATAGGATTTGTTAGGTGCTTTGATTTGCATGATTTATCCTCCTATCTAACCTTCAAGTTACGCAACACGCCGGCTTTTCGTGTTTGCTTCAGTGCTACACCAGCAACCATTTCTACTTCGCCTTTTTTAACTGCACCAGGCGTTGTGAAATTAGGCATATACGCTGTAATACCAGCAGTTCCAAGTGGTGTAACACCGTGGAACCCATCTAAACCTAAAGATACGGCGTATAAGTCAGTCAACCCCCCAACTGTATCTGCACCAATCGTGCGTTCTACAATTTCAACAATAGGATCCGTCTTTTTGGTAGTAGAGTTGTAGAAATACCCTAAGTCAACCAATGGGATATTGTCATATCCGCCAACTTTGTTACCAAAAGCATCTTCAGTGCGTGTGAAATAGCCCGCTTGACGTGCAACAGATTGAATCATGTTGATTAGTTTATTATTTCCAAGCAACATTGTTGGTTTGCCATCTAATTCTGACAAGAAATCATCCAATGTTTCTAAGATTTTGTATTTGGTCATAGTGACATCTGTTAAATCAGTCACTGCATCAGTTCCTAATTCAGTTGACGAACCTGTCAACATTTTGTCTAATCCGTCAAAGCTATCCGCATCAACTGCAGAGTCACCGTTGATTGCAGTGTAGTGGAACAGGTTTGCAGCCCCTTTAATTTTTTGTTCCATTTGGAAGGCTGATTCATTTAATTGACCAGATGTGTTTTGAATCACACGGTCAACTTCATATGATCCGCCAAAAATTTTCAATTTAACGGATTTGTCTTGGCGATCTGCTTCATTTGGTGTGTACTCCGTATTGATTTTACGGAAGCCAGCAGTTGATGGTGTTTTCAATTGAGTGTATCCATAAACCAGTGTAGATCCACCAGTACCAGGGGATACAGCATCATCGAACGTCAACTGATCTAACAGAAATGAACTACGACGGAATTCGTCAATTGCTGATTGGATAATTTTGTCTTGCATGGTTGCTTTTGCTTGCTCTAATGTAACTGGCATAATATATGCCCTCCCTTAATTAATTTTGTTGTTCTTCCATTGTTTGTGCCATTGCTTCACGAATAGATGTAGGCTCATTTTTAGATTGATGACCGTCTCCCGGTTTTGCATCAATCCGTTGGAACCCGCCTAGTTTGTCCTTAGCAGCATCTTTATCTTTGTCATCAGACTTATCTTGAAAGTAGTCAGGCATAGATTTTTGTAAATCTTTCACTCGACTATCTAGATCTTTGACCTTACCATCTTTGTCTAATTCCAAGGAACCTAGTTTAAATTTGGCATAGTCTAAATCCTTAGTACCAGCAGAACGTAGTGCAGATTCCACTTGGGAATCAATTTTCAGTTGGTTATTTTCAGCTTCAAGCGTTTGCGCCTTTGTTTTGTAAGTATCAAGCTCTTTCTGGATATCCGGATTATCCTTTGTCTTGTCTTCTAAACTTTTGATTGTGTCCTTGGCTGTCTTCAAACTGTCAGAAAGATTGTTGTATTGATCCTTAGGAACAGCATTCTTGGGAAACTCTTGATCAATTTCCTTATTAGCTGCGTCTAAATCAACAGTGCCGTCTTCCTTACGATGCTTTTCTAAAATACTTTTGATCCATTCCATGTTCTTTTCCTCCCATACCATTTATATAGCGGTCGGTTCCGCTTAGGATTTTCGGATATACTGCCGAATACAGTGTGAATCAGTTTATAGCGTCATGATTCAGGACAAAGTAAAAAGACCTTAAATGATTCAAAGTCTTTAGTGTTACCAATATTTCATACTTGTTACTCTTTTTCCCAGCTCTTATAAACTATAGTAGCGCCGTTTGTTTCATACCATTTAACCGATTGCTGCAGGTTAGGCAATGTGTGGCTGATCATAGCAATTTTCAAAGTCGATTCAGTGAAAGACTCAATAATTTGTACACTCACATGGTTGCCGTTCCATATAGGTTTGATCTCCAAAAGTGTAACCTTACCATTTGAATCTTTCAGTTCATTTTTAACAAAATATCGACTATTTTCATCTTCAATAGCTTTTTTGTACGCATTTGCAAGGATTGTTGGTACTTTTAAAGTTAAAACCGCTTCATGAAAGTCCTTCATACTTATTCCTCCCACTTACTATTTATCCATTCTTGATAATTCTTATAGGCAGAAACTTCACCAGTTGCATTGTCACGCCTCAGTTTTGGCTCATATCCTTTGATCACATTGACTGTACGGCATCGACAGTTGCAATCCTCACTGGCAATACCGAACATATGCGGTTGCAAAGTTTTCATTCCAGCAATCTCAAAATAATCATCGATATCGCGGATTTGGCCATCAAGTTGTCTGTGAGTGTTCCTGGTGTCACCATCTAGTGTTGATATCCATTTCTTTTGCGCTTTGATACCAAGATCTTTGGCATGCTGTTGTGACTGCTGACGAGTGACACTTGTGACACGCCCTGATTCCGTTCGAGCGATATTCATAGCTCTTCTGTAATTAGCGCCACCGATTTCAGCTATTTGAGCAGCCATTTTTTGAGTTGACCACCCTTTACCAAAGCCCCTTACAAGCACTCTGTTGAGGTTCTTCTTCATCTTGGAAGAATTCCCCTTTAGACGAGTTGAAAGCTTCCTGCCCGCAACTGGTGTATTGATTATGGTAGCTATTTGTTTTTCTGTCAGCATAGCAAAAGAAAGAGGAATCTTTTCGCTCATTTCAAACTCGTAAAAGAGTTCGTTATAAGCAGTGCCAGCATCGTGTGTCAAAAAATCATACATACTACGTTGCTGGTTTCCTTCGAGTCGGTTAGCTTTGGCATACATTTGACTACGTATGGATTCAAGGCGCTCCTTTTGCAGCTTTTTACTGAATTTATCATCTTTTTCAATCTGATCATTCAGTTCAATGATTTCCTTTGTCACTTCGTTGGCCAGTTCTTTATACAAAGCTTGCAATTCTTGGCTAATATTTGATTCAGACTTATTGAGTAGTGATTCTATCTCCTTCTGGTACTTCGACATCAGGAATCACATCCTCTTCATAGTCTTGTTCGTCCATCAGCTTTTGGATTTCTTCATAATCAAGATCAAAGACTTCGCAAATGTATTTGAGTACTGTTTCATCGTCCAAACGGACTGCAGCATTCAAAATGTTGTCAATTTCGATCTGTTTGCGCTCTGCTTTGGTCTTCTCACGTTCCTCAACTTCTGTTTCATCGATCATTGTGTCACGAGTGATTATGATTTCCAAATCAGATGTATCATATGCAGTATTATGGCGCTGATTGATATCCGCAACGATCAATTCGAGCATTTGTTTGATGATCTTTCGCAAGCGGATCTCTGCTTTATTACACTTTAGGTCTAACAAGGTGTATCTGGACTGGATAACCACATTTGTCACATTGCCATCACCGACCTGTGAAGAATCAAATCCCATGCCAAACTTGTAGATGCCCTCTTTATCAACCGTCAATTTGGCTTTACGAGCATCAACGGGGATGTTGACAGTATGGACATCAAGACCACCATTATCTCCGACACCAACGGCTCCGCGCGATCTTAGGTTATTGATTAACTGTTCATATCCATCACCATTAAAGCCTTTCACAGCAAAAAATGGCTGATCAAAGTCCTGTAAATTGTTGGACAATGCGCATGCCATTAAATCATAGTCATCAATCAGTGGTTTGATTGGATCTAAATCAGTAGTTTGATATTTGTTATTGTCGTACCGCAAGAAAGGAATAAAGTTTGCAACGCCTAGTGCATTCCCAATTGACCGCCCATATGCTTCTTTGGTCTCAGGATTCAATCTGGTGTCATGGTACAAAGGATTGACTTCCACCTTAGGATCAAGCTTAAAGCTTTGTAGATAGCCGCCCTCACTGATGAAGTACCAGACTTTCTCGCTATCCCACAACTCCGATCGAGTAACACGCACCGTCTTGCCATCTTGATAGATGTCGGTATCATAGTAGCGGATAATAGCAATCAAATTGTAATCTGCATCATAGATTTCAATTACCTTTAGACTATCAGCCACTTGAAAAGACAAGCGATCCTCACCTAGCTTGGTATACACGAACTCATAGCCCTTTTGGCTACCGCCCTCAACCAATTCTTGCAGCATCAGCTGGAAGTCCTCATCGATGTATTGATCAAGTAATTCTTGCAGTCCTTTCTGCTCTGTTTTGATTTCAACAGGATTTGACAACAAGTACTGGACCTTTTGATCAATAAGCTCTGTCAAATAGCCATGTGGTATTTTGATATTGCTTCTTGATGTTTCTTCATGTACTTTTCCTTCATTGTCCATATAGAACAATCGGAAGTGTAAAATGTCATGTTTGTATTGGTAATAATCGACACCCTTACGCATTTTGCGCTTATAGCTTGCTGTGCGATCTGAATTCACTGCTTGCTGCACTGCAGATGCTAACGTCTTGGGTTCCTGAGATAAAAAATATTTCGGATCCAATGAAGAATCACTCCTTTCTTTTGATATAATCACTTATAGAAGGTGAGGTGAAAATGTGAGACATGAGGATAATCTAATTTATTACACTCAAGAAGTTTGCATGAACGGCCATCAAATATGGTCTGATAGCGATCGAGATAGTGACCCAAAGCCTAATCAGTATTGTGAAGATTGTGGAAAACGAATAATTTGTACCTGCCAAAAATGCAATAAACCTATTGACGGAGAAATATTCGAAAGCGATATGTTACCGATTGAAATAAATCCATCTGTTCCAAATTTTTGCAGGCATTGCGGAGAGCCTTATCCATGGACTGTATCAATTATGGATAGCACAATCGAGCTGTTAAATCTAGATAGCTCCCTTTCCAACAAGCAAATAGCAAGTGTCGAAAAGTCCATACCTGATTTACTTGTAGACACCCCCAGAACAAAGGTTGCTGCAGTTAAATTCAAACAGATATTAAGCGGAACAGGATCCATAGTGAAAGATGGTTTAAGAGAACTCTTAGTTGATGTTGTCTCTGAAACGGCAAAAAAAATGTTGTTCCCCTAAAAGTCTTCTATTTGAAGGCTTTTTTAGTACAACCATCCATCTGGTTTGAGTACCGTATAACAAAAATACCTAACAGCATCCATAGCATGGTCATTTTGCTTGGTAGGTTTATCTTCCCCACGATTGACAGCCTTCACATCCCAAATATAGGCACTAAACTCTTTCAGAGTGTTAATACAATTCGGTGCGAAAGCTATTTTATCTTCATTCAAAAGAGACCCAACGAATCTTATACCGTCAAGCACATCGTTATTGGCTTTTCTGATGAAGTATCCATATTTTCTTAGTTCAGCAATAAAGGAAGCTGCTGATGGGTCAATGATGATTGCTTTTGGCTTTATGCCACCAAGAAACTCAACTAAATCGGCAGCAAACTCACTATCAGTTTTTTGTTTCTTCTTATCTCTACCAGAATAGTAGTATTCTCTGACACATACCCATTTTCCGTCTTTGCTTTTTTGCCACATTAGAAAGACGGTGGCATTTTGCGTACCATAGTCAACACTGACATAGGTTTCACCAGTCGCAAGATCAATAATTTTTTGATATACATGCTTCGCTTGATCAAACATATCGTAAATTATGCCTTCAGCAACTGTCCAAAGACCTAAAATATATCGTTGATAGAATACACCAGAATACATATTTCGATATCTTTGCTTAATTGTTTCATCCAAACTAAGGTTGTCATCCATAGTGAAATGAAGATATACCAGGTTCTTTTCTTTGAGCTTATCGATCCAATTGATCTTGAACCAGTGATATGGACCATCTGGGTTGCAGTTAAACCAAAACTTGGAACCTTTCTCGGAACAACGACCAGTCGCTTGGTTTACAAATGATTCTGGCATAAGCGCTACTTCATCAAAGAACATACCAGCTAATGTAATACCTTGAATCAAATCCTGCGACCGTTCATCTTTACCACCGAAAATATAGAAGTAATTGGTCTTACCTTTTTTTGTGACTTCCAACATATTGTCAGCACGATGGTCTTTATATCGATAACCTCGTGATAAAAGCATTAACTTTAGCCAAAAAAGCACGTTCCTTCTAAATGATCCGATAGTTTTACCAGCCATTCCAAGGTTTTTGCTGTCAAATGTTGACATAGCCCACATGACATAAGATAAACACATTGAAATAGTTTTGCCTGAACGAATAGCGCCATCGGCTATGATTCCATCTTTATCTTTGACAGCAGACTTCTTGGTCCACCAAGTAAGAATCATCTTCTGTTTTTTGCTGAAAGGTTTGAACTTAAATACTGCCTGTTTTACTCTTCTGGCCATAGTTCTTCACCTTCAGATTCCAAAGCTTCCAAGAACCCATCATCTTCCATATCAAACTCTTCACTGCCATCCTTATTCTTAGCAATAGCCGCTGCAATCTGTGCTTCTCGCAATCGATCGCCACCAAGATATTTCATGAGTTCTGACATTGCTTTCTGTTTGTCATAAAGTTTGACTGATACGCCGTCTTTCCCTTTTTTCACCTCTTGAATAAGGGAACCATCAACTGAATCAGAGTTCTTTAGCGATACATGAGATACTTTGTAAGTTTTTACTTCGCCAGTGGCTTCATCAATAATTTCTTTACCGTTAATATCAGTTTCAGGATATTCGTCGTAACCAAATTCGGCGAAATCAGTCATGTTTGCAAATGCCTGCTTGGCATAGTTATCTATAATATCCTGAATAGTGAAGTACTGCTCTGATTGGATAGATTCTTTAAGCTTGGTTAATTCTTCTTTAACCTTAACATTTCTTAACAATCTCGAAGCGCTAGCCATAGCAGTATCATAATCACACTTGTACGCTTTAATATAGCTTTGAGTTGCGTTGAATGACTGCAAATAGTATAAACAAAACAGTTTTTGCTGTTCTGTTAATTCGTCATTGTCTATTACTGGTTGCACCTCTTTTTTGTGTGCAACCTTTCCTTTCTTGGTTGCAACCTTTTTTTCAGGAGGTGCATTCCACTTTCTAGACTTCCAAGACTTAACTGTATTGATAGATACCTCATACTTGGCGGCTATGTCTTTGTACTTCATGCCTTTTTGATAATCTATGTATGCTAACTCCCATTTTTGCACATCAACGCCACCGCCTTCATAATGTTTTTAACAGCAAAAAAACGGCCCACATTAGGACCGCTTTCTTTTTCATCTTTACTTAGTAGGAAGTATCAAAGATTGTGTGAGTAATCTAACAGACAACTCCCCAAAGTCACTGGTGAGGACTTGAACCTCACTTACGAGTCGTACACATCTTATGCATAGCCTCTCCATTTCCCCGGTCTGGCACAGCAACATAATAAAAAGACGGCGTAGCGAATGAAGAGAGGAGTGAACTCAACTCCGTTCTATTTTAATTTTTTGGTTGCCGTCTTAATTAAAAACAGGGCGCTGTGTAATGAATTTTCAGAAAGGAGAAATCTGCCAACAATCATAAAGGGTGCGCCCTGTATTTTACAATAACTCATATTAGTATTATAGCACCCACATTGTTGCACATGTGTGCGTCTTTTGTGCATGCTACCAGTCGTTGATCATATCAATTCCGAATAAAACGACTGATAAGTCCTCTAAAGCTTCCTTGCAATTTCGGTTAATTGTTGAGCGGTCAACATGCAGCTGCTCTGCTATTTTGTCTTCATTCAAAAGAGGTCTTTCGATATATTTCTTATTTAGAATCCGCCATTTCCTCTTATCCTCTGGTCTTCCTGTTGAAAGGCATATTTCCTTATAAGCTTCCAAGCAAATATCAACATGCTTCATTAACTTTACTGATTTGGCTTTGTTTTGCATCAAAATATCAAGATTCAGCCACTTGTGATCCCAAAATGTCCCCTGGACTTCTTCAACATGCTCTTCAACAGCTACGCTATGGGCTTTTATTTTATGATAGTTGCTCATTAGCAACCTCGCATTATGGTATGCTCGCTTTTTAAATTGCCTCCTCTCAAAGTCTCTATCTTTCCGAATGCCTTTGAGTATCTTTGTAGCCAAATCATCTAATTGTTTATCTGATAATTCATGCACATTAATTTCCAATCACTTGCCCTCCCTGTACTCTTCTTCTAAAACCATGACAACTCCTATAATAGCGAATATTGAACGTGGTAAGATTTCACCATCGTTTAATTCATATAAGCCTAAAAGATGTAGGACAGTTGTAACTACAATCTGGATTAGTGTTATCCAACAAGCCCATTTTTTAAAGGTTTTCCACACTTTCAATCACTTGCCCTCCCGCTTATCAATAGATTTACCTACTATCACGCCGACAAATATCAGCGCCACGAATGCCGTTACTGATAATACTGCTAGGGTCATTCCTCCACCCATTTTAGAACTTTCACTTTGTATGTCGTTTGCTCAACTACGCTTAGTGATATAGGACCTCTACGTAATGGCTTGACTTCTACAGAATAGCCCAAACTGCTATATTTATTTATCTTATCAACTAGTACGTTTTCAGGGACGTTTTCCAATTCATCGATTTCCACAAACATTCTTTCACCCTCCGCTCTCAATCGCATCCCTAACGACTGGATCACGATAAAGCATTTTATATTTTAGTTGCTCATGCTGCAGCTGTTGTTCTAGCTTAACGATTTGCTGTTGCTGATCCACAATTGTATAGGATAGCCAACTCAGACCTGCGATCGTCAGCAGTATCAATATGATTGCTTGGCTAATTTTCATGGGCTTGCTCCAATAGTTCTGGGTTCTCGTAGATATTTCCCACAACTTCATATCGATATC